CCTTAATCACACCAGCAGAAGTATAGAGCTTAAAACGGTCACCACGGCGCATAATATTGTTATCATTAGTAGCAGGAGCAGGAACAGCACCAACCATTGTGGAAGTAGTGCCCGCGCCGTTACAAGTAAAGCAGGTTCGAGAACTCACTAGTCGTGTATAAACGCCACCAGCATCTTGCGTTGCTCGCCTTGGATCAATATATCCTGTATCCAAGGACGAGCTTAGAAGTACGCGCGAACTCATTGAGGCATTTCTCCTTCTGGTCCAGGTTCAGGACCTGGGGGCATAGGCGCAGGCGCGCCACCGCCTGCCTGATCTGAGGGAATTTCCTCATTCGGCTTAAATCCAACAGTTGCAGTCGCCATATTAAAGATACCAAGCTGTTCAGTATGCATCATAACATGCAGATCAAACAGTTGCTTCACGTCATCAGACACATTCTCAAACTGTTGACCCTTACGATAATCATTGTGTACACGAATATGCGTCTGATGGTTGTCAAAGTTGTTGACGGGAACGATAAGTGGTGGTCTAGGCTCTCCCTCGGGAGAAGTCATACCACGAGTCTCACCAGTCTCAGGATTCATATACTTCTCAGGGTGCAAAGCCGCATCTTGCTGCTGACCTTCCATAAACTGTTGCATAATCTCAGGAGTAGCAGCCGCCATTCTAATATTCTCTCGCTGAGCCTGTCTGACATCCACCTTCACATGCTCATAGAGTTTCTCAACCCCGCCGATCTGCATTAGTTCGAGAAGCATGTTAGGATCGAGATTAGGCGCACCCAACTTAAGCAGATCCATGAGGAACGCCTGGCGTCCCGCGCGTGAAGTGGGAAGAGAAGATCCCGCTTCAATACGAATGTCGGTGTTATCCCCAACCTGAGAACCCTTGAACGCCATCACATCAAAGCTGCCGTCAATACCAGTCACCCGAACAGTCCGCTCGAAGTCCCAATACTGCTTCACATAGTTCAGCACCAGCTTAGCGACCTTCTCCATAGCCTCTTCCACAGATTCGTATGCAGAAGCCAACATCGAGTCATCCTGTTCCTGTAGGAACGAAATGGCTGTGGCAGCTTCCACATTCGGTGGAACTTGACCTTTGGAGATTTCGTGCTGGGCACTAATATCATTCATATCTGCCTTGATCAGATCCAACTCTTCAAAGAGGTACGGTGGTAGATTTACAGGAGGAACAGGATGTGGCTCATTAAATCCTGGGGAGTAAAGGATAACCTGACCCGGCTCTGATGTCATCTTAGTGGCATCAACCGAACCCTTTTCTGCAACCCACTGAGGCTTAGCCATCCTGTTAGCAGCTTCCTGAATCTGCCCACGTCGCCTATTGAATTCCTTTTGGAGAGAGATCAGATCGGAGATAACAGAATCACCATAGAGCTTACCAGATGGTACGTGGTCAATCTTAGCGAAAGGATACATCTTATGATCGTACGGCCACCCCATATTAACCTGAGCAATCTGTTCACCAACAACAGTCACCATAGCACCATCAGGAAACATCTTCAACTGATCGGGCTTAATCCAGGCTTCCAACATCAATACCAGATCAGTCTCACCATCTTTAGTTCCAACACCAGCCAGGTTCATCCACGTAGAGTCAATGATTTCATTAGGAGAACTCTTACTACCACCGACATTAAGCTCAGGGTATGCGATCTGCACAGCTTCAATATTCTTCAACTGCGCTTGAATAATGAACGGCTGCTTCTCAATCTCTTCTTCACGAAAGTCTGGGATCATAAGATGGAATGGAGTGATGTTGTCAATACAGAGATCCCCCATCACTTGATTAGATTCATCCAGCTTAGTGTCATCCCAATAGCACTTGAGAAAGCCAGAACCACAAATAGAGTTCCACCATACCGCTTTACGTAGCTCTTGGCGAACCTTCTTCTCGTGATAGACAGTCTCCCAAATCTGCTCTCCCGCCTGGGCTGCAAAAACATCTTCATCCTCAGATGAAGCAGGAACGATAAAGGCTGTGGGTTTCTGGCTGAGCAGCTTAGTCATCTCTTTACGAATGATTGGCCTAACCCTGTTAATTACTGGTCGTGATCGCCAGGGTGGTGCGTAAGGGGTATATAGCCCAGACCCGGGACCCACAACAGAATTGCCCGTCGATCGGAAAGCAACGTATTGTCTACCGAAGTAAAAGGCCATGTTGTAATACCATTGACGCTCAATGACAGTCCGCTGTGATTTGATGTTCCCATATTGTTGTTTAACCCACGCTACGATTTTCTTAGCATCATCTGTTGACAATGCCGGGGCCGAGGATGTCGTCTGCTGATTCGCCTGCATCAACGACGCCAAATTCGACAGCCTCTCTAGTGGCATCAATGTCAATGTGATCCTCCGACCCTATTTCTCCTACGCCCGCAGCCTGGAAATCTTGCTGCCAACGTGTGTGCTCACTCTCATCGTCCCGAGGAATGTACTCATCAGGCTGAGTCGAGTTCAATTTTGATAGCTGTTGATACGCCATCAGGTCCGCTGCCTTCACTCTGTTCAGTAGATCCAAGTTCTCCACTCTCAGAATCTCGTTCTCCCTCTGCACCACGTAGAGTTGTTCCTTCTTCTCGTTGTCCAGAATCTGTAGCTGTAGATTCTTCTCTCGCGTAGTAGTCATCAATATGTTGTCGTACAGCTGAGATGAGTTCTTCAAGTTCGTCTTTGCCGACAATATTTCCCTCAACCACAAAACCGCGATCGACAAGGCTAGAACATATCCCACGAAGCTCTCGGTTCTCATACTCCAACCCTTCTAGTTCGTCACTAAGTTTCTGAATCATCTTCTGGTCATCCTCAAAGTCTGCTATCGGTGCATAATTAATATACCGAGCAACCTCACCCATACACAGTGTGCAGAAGTAGATCCTACCATATCGTTCAACGTCGATATGCAAATCTACAAACTTGCGTCCATCTTGTGAGTACGGATTGCCACAGCTTACACACTTTGCGGGAAGTGCTACCGGCATATCTACAACTGTGACTGCCATTACTGAGACTTATTCTGGGCGAGCGCAGGTACACGACCCTCTGCGTCATAGATAACATGGAGAACACGCTGCTCCACCATGTCTGCTACGTCGTCAGCCTTATTCTTACGAAGTTCCTTGACAACTGCATCAAGTCTCTCCGCAACTGTCAGCTCTTTCTTAGTGTCTACCACTTCTGGCTCCCTAATACATATTCCCCAGGTATTCATCAACCGGGGAGAAATCTGAATCGTACTCCCGAACAGCATAGAAGTCCGACTCGGTGGTTTTGTCTCCGTACTCAGGTCTGGTGGGAAAGAGAAAACTCTCCACAGCAGGCCGATGATCCTCAGGCTTGGGAATATCATAGGTCAAGTCTGGCATAAATGAGAAGAAATAGCGTGCGGCATCAACAGCGTGGTCATCCTTCTTATGTGGCTTCTCTTGGGGGTTCCGTTCATCCCTAATCTTCGCAGACTTGTAGTTGGCCCATCTATACCGCCGCATCTCTTTGATCAGGTTAATACAGTTATTGGTAACATACCACTTCGGCGGCTTTGCGTTCAGGTACATATTCATCTTGTTGAAGGAAGAAGAGTAATCGTTGTTTCCCAATGCAATGGGGATATCTTGCATAGCATAGACAACCTGCACTGAAAGACCAGTTTGGGGGTTGCGGTTCCTAATGCTGGGGTCACCCACATAGGAGATTGGTTCTCTACCCCATTCCTTATTACGTTGATGAATATAAGCTGCGTGCTTATCAATCGTCCATTCTCGCTGATAATGCTCGTGAAAAGTGTAGACCGTGCCATCAGGTTCTACGGCATGCCACAACCAAGCGGTCGGACTGTTTAGACCATGGTCCATACTCGCGTACCAGGGAAACTGTTTCAAGTAGTCTAGCGGAGGCAACGTCTTTATGTGCCTCTCATCAAAGTGGGGAAAGATAACTCCCGACATCTGTAGGAACTTGCCCCTTTTACGGGCCTCGACCTCGTTAGCATCCATCCCCTTGAACGCGATTTCGATGGCGTCATTATGAATATGTGGGTTGTCTGTGATTTCCACCTGTACCACGAGAATGTTAGGGTCAGTTCCTGTGATACCAGGGATATAGAGATCATCATAAATCCAAGTCATACCGAGAACTGGTGTCATTGTAATCCAGAACGAACCATTAGTATCAATGAGTCGCATCTTATTTTCATTCCAGATCGCCTTCGGTGGTTCCTCGTCAAAATACACGAAGTGTCGGGACGTTCCGGCGAACTTCTCAATGTCCTGTTCGTAGGACATGAACTCAAGAAACGAACCGTTAGTCAGAGTTAGAGTGTTAGTATATGAGTTGAAGGAATCGAACCACGAGCCATTCTTGAGTAGACTTGGTGGTATCCATCTCTGAAACTCGGGCTTGAGGATTCGCTCGACACCATCTTTAAAATCAACACCGATGGCCCTAGCTCGAATAGGGGGTTCGGGTACTGCTCTATTGGGATGATAGCCACGAAGCCAGTATAGGGCTTCCACTGTACCACCGGTAGTTTTACCACTCCGGTTACCCCCGAGGAATAGTTTGGCTTTTTGTTGTGAGCCATGAAATTGTTTCTGCTTGGGGTGGGGAACATAGTTGTTAAGATTCGGCCTCGTGGCCTGTGCTAGAAGCTGTGAGCCAAGTTCAAACGCCAGATCACTCATGCGCGGTTATCCTGGAAATTGATAATCTGCTTAAGCATAGTAATAAGAGAGTCCATGATAGCATCACCCTCAGCTACAGTCGTAGGTGTAAGTTTACCAGTCAACACAAGGTCAACTCTATTCGCTGCAATCTTACGACTATCCTTCCCGCCGTGGTCGTGAAGACCACTATTCACCTTATTGGCGGCAATACCGATACTATGGTGATGAGCCTGCTTGCTTCTGTCCAAGTCATCATTGGTATGGAAGTCGTTGACAACCTGACCCTCGGGAGAATCGTCGCGCTTATCAGGTTTAATATCACCAGTCGGGTCACCTTCGGTAATAGGCATTAGGAACCAGTCACCAACCCTTCCAATAGATATTTGCCTGCTGTAATTGTCCCTGAACTAATACCAGGTGTAATCTGCGTGATTTGTCCAAAGTTTGTTGCTGTTCTCCCGGACGCAACTCCATTCTTCCAGGTTGTAGTAAAGTGAGTACCGAATGCAAACCAAGTCGCAGTAGCGTCATAATTAATTATATGCCATATTGCTACCTGTCCGCCTGAGCTTGACCATTCAATAGCATACACACGCGTTGCAATCTGATCAATATTCTGAAAGAGAGCCGTATCCCATTCGATACGACCTGTATCATAGTCAGTTGCAGCTGCGTTGCCATTTATACGAAGACCAACAACGCCTGGACCACCAGTACACGAACCACGCATCGTTAGTTTATAACACTCAAACTCAGAAGCTGAGAACTTACCACCCTGCGTCACATCTATATCAAAGTTGGAAACACCATCTATTTCACCACCAGCTATCTTAATCCATGCATTCTTATTGGGACGAGAGATCGCCTTCCAAGCAGAACCATTATAGACACGCACTAGACCCGTATTGGTTTCGTAGATGACCTGACCTTGATACGGAGAACCAGGACGAGTAGACGAGGTACATACAACAGCACCTACATTGGCATCAATTTTATTATAGTTATCATTCATCTGCGTAATCTGATTAACAGCTTCGCTGCCCGCGGGTTTAAGTAGTCCGAGTCTAGGAGTTGTGGTACTCATGCTAGATGACCTTCCAGACTGTACAGATAGTCTAGTGTATTGACACCGCCGGTAGATAGTATCGTAATGGAAGAGATCGCAGCGGTTGAGTTCCAACGACCACTAAAAAGCGTAACCTCCGAAGATGCACCCATAAAGAAACCATAACCGAACGCCGATCTATCCTGAGAAGGCTGCTGGTAGATTGTGACACTAAAATTATTAAGCTGGTTAATATTCCAACGTTGATTAGCAAAACGAGTCTGAGCGGCACCGAATGTGGATTCTGTAGCGGCACCTGTATCATTACGGAAGGAAACACGACCATACTGATAGTTAGTACCGGAATCGGCGTTAAGACGAATACCAACAGTCTCAATAGCTGTGTTAGCTTGACCTCTCGCACTGAATCGAATCATATCGAAATCAGCGGCAGCGAACAACCCACCTTGAGTAATATCGTATGTGTTGGTAAGCTGAGCAGTCTTAGAACCACGCTCTAGAAGTATCCACCCCGCTTGGCCTGAATCTTCTACAACCTTCCACGCAGCCCCATCCCATATCATCACCATATCAGTATTAGTCTCGTAGATAAGTTGCCCAACGAAAGCACCAGATGGTCTAGTGGAAGACGTACAAACTCGAGCGGCATTATTTAGATCAACCGCATCCATATTAGCATTAATATCAGTTAGTCGGGAAATAAGATCCGCATCAACGGGTTTACGGAGAGAAATCTTCGGAGTAGAACTAGGCATTAGACAATATCTCCCGGTACTCCCATTAGCCAATACCTACCAGTGAATGTGTTAGCACCGATAGCCAATAGGTTAATAGTAGCGATAGCCGCCGCAACACTTGGCAGCCAGCGCCCACCGACTAGTAGAACAGTGTGCTCCGCAGACGTGCCGGAAAAACCACGCCCCTGGAATCCAACGGCTGTAACACCCTGCGGTTCAAAAATATCAAGTTCCATGTTCTGATAATTAGAACCCGAGTTGAAAGCACCAAGTCCAACAGAAGTAGCCGACGTCGATCCCGTTCCACCGATTGCCGCAGTACTGGACACGATCGTCGTTCTCATATACTCATAATCCGATGCAGTGTCCCCGTTAAATCGCATGGCAAGAGACTCTGTTGCCGAGTTGGCTGTTAGTACCAGGATCAGCTTAAGTGCCGCGAAGTCCGTTGCTGCATATTGTCCACCTTGGGTGACATCAATGTTCAATGTGCTAATGGCGGAGAACGCAGCCTCGGCAATATCAATATAGCCAGGATCGGACGTTGGATTTAGAATAAGCCAATCTGATCCATCCCACATCCTAAGAAGTCTTGTGTTAGTTTCGTATATGATCTGACCTGTATACGGCGTGGACGGACGTGTACCTGATGTACAAACTCTTGTACTCACATCCAGGTCGATAGCATCCATTTGTGCATCAATGTCGAGTGCAACATCCGCATAATCGCTATCGGCAGGCTTGAACATCCCCAATTTCGTCGTAGACGTCATGTACTATCCAACATGGACCTTGACGCCAAGTAGGAACAGAATTCCTAGGATGACGAGAATGGCTACCAAAAAGTAAAGCCAACTAGGCATGGTCTATAGCTCCCTTCACCACTCTCACCGAGTTGATAAGTTCCTCGCCTATACGACGTTGTGCCTCTGGGTCGGACACATTCTTCTGTACGACTTCAATAAGCCGCTGGATAATAAGCTTCGGCGATTCAGTGACACTGTTCTTCTGGTCGTAGTAAAGACGCATCGCCTGCACGTTCCCCGACATGGCCTTGGTGATAAGGGCTCGATCTACAAACATACCTGCTGAACTGTAGAAGTCATTGGCCACACGGTTCATCATGGTCTTAAACTCATTACTGTGGTTCCAACCGTAAAATTCGCTTAGTGATACACCTAGGTCTATCATGATCTGCCTATGTGATCTGGTATCAAGTGGATTGAACATAGACAGTAGGAATGCCATTTGCTTCTCTTTGGCGTTACTTGACCCTATATCTATGCCACGGGACCTTAGTGCTTCTATCACAGTGGAAGACAATAGGACATCTTGCACATGGTTAGTGCTGATATTAAGAGCCTCCGCCAAGGCACCAATTGTAACAGGCTTATTCAGCACGAACTGTAGGTATTCAGAGGCCAGGATAATCTGTTGCTGTGCCGCTGGCAAATTAGACAACTCACCTGTACCCTCGTACACAAGATCGCTCACGCCGGTCCCCATACTCTTACATATTCCGCACGCACTCGTGACGCGTGTCCCGTGACGAGTACCCTTTTAGGCGAGGAACCAACATTTAGGATAATGTTCTGAGGCCCGCCGTCATCATTTGTGGCATAATGTGCAACTTCCGTCCCATCCCAAAACACATGTGCGTCAGTCTTATGTCTTAGTAGGGTGAAGATGTGATATGCGTTGTTCCAATCCCCAGCAGGCACCTTAGAATATTCTAGCGTCTTGGTCTGGTCCCAATACGAAATCTTTAGTTTACCAAGACCTTCCGCGATGTCATGCTCTCCGGAATCAGGGTATTTGATGCCCGCTGTCCAGAACGCAGGGAAGTTATAAACAGGATCTGTTGCGTCGGAGCCTGGGAAACGAATCTTAGCTTCTACACATTGACCTACTAGAAGTTTATGTGCGGCAATTACAGCAGCGCCGGAACTTGCAGACGCCAGATTCAGCGTCAGTCTCCCATCATACAACCACATATTGTCTGCCGAGGGGATTACGTTATTTACTTTCCAAGTCGCCATCTTCCATTTAGTTGGATCAATGGACACACCGGGCCCGAACTCGTCATGCCACAACAGTTTAAGATTGGCTGTTGGACCATTAGGCACTAGGACCATGTGCTCCACCTACAGCAGCCTTAGCTTTATTTTTGTTCCACACATCCTTCATAGCAAGTTCGGCCTGGGCTTGAAGTCCGGCAAGTTGCTGGTGAATTTCCGCGTTAATACGATTGTCGTCAAAACCAAGCTGATCTGGATTAACTGCGACATGTGCATATAGATATAGGTCACCCGATGCAAATCCAACTTCGATGTCAGCCATGCTGCGCCTGTACCTCTCCTGGCGGGTCTAGCCACTTAATTACAGTGCCATACTCAGGATGACCGTGTACCTGATAAAAGTCATCCCAAGAACTCCATACTGAGTGGGAACGATATTGTGTCTGCCAACGACATACGACGGTGCCGTCGGAGAAGACAACTCCCTCATATTGTGGCTCATCAGGACCAACAGCTACTCCCCGCGAAATGTAATCTTCCGGAGGATTAGGTCTGTACCCAATAAATCTTTTCATACTGTACTCCTAAAAATTTTTCTCCAAACAAGGAATCTGTTTTTTAGAAGACCACTTGGACGTAAAATGAAGTCGCTACGCGCATGGAGCAATTAAAAGGCACAACATGATAGCCGCGCACATATCCGACATATACACTATGTCATGACATCGCATTTATGCCCGCTAAATCACTTATGCGCGCAATGTCCTTTGTTCAGCATCGTCGAACGGGGTACGACATTGACGAACGGTGTTCGAACATTAACGTTATGTTAATGTAATATAAGATTAGATGAAATCGCGTGACTTACGCTCTCTCAGGGTGTACGATCAGAAGTGCAAGGGCAGAACGGAACGGAACGGAGGTCAGCTAGGCCACCCTTGTGCCCGGTTACACGTCTGGTGTATTGCGCTCGATACACCTAGTGTATGCGCTCGCCACTTGAGAACTCAACAGTCGTGCCTACGTGATCAAGGTCTCACCTGATCGTAGGGTGAGTTTTGCCCTAGATCGGAGCCCCATGCTTTACACCGTAACGATCACCGCAGCCGTGGAAACGCCCATGCCTGCCGCACCGACCGAAGTGGAAGACGCTGCAATTGCCGCACTACTCGCAGACTCTTTGTTTTGGGTGCATAACGTCGGCTGGGCACAATGGTCACTCGTAAGCGCAAAAGCACTAGCTGTAGCAGAGATGACGCACAATGCCTAGTCAAGTGCGCATACGCATACAACGCCCGACACATAAGCCGCCAGACTCGCAAACAGGCGACACAACCAATCCAAACCCAGTAACAGGTAAACCGATGACGAACTAACTCGCGCTTACCCTGCGATCAGGCCAGACCTTGAATCACACACAGTTTTCATTATGCACCGTGCATAATGATTAGATCCCTTTGGAGGGATTAGCATGAATAGCATCATCAACCGTACCGGCCGCCACCCTGTTGGCAGCACGCGGGAAAGCACATCGGCGAGGATCAATCCGTGGCTTGCTTACTCGGAAGACTTCCGCGCACTATGGGAAACTGCCGAAGACGGCAAGGTCTCGCGGTCGATTCGTCAGTCCGAAGTGTTCGAGCTTGATCTCCCGTACGACAATTCGGAGCACTCTGAGCCCAAGAACCTAGACTCGCGCGTTATGCTCGAACTCCGTGCGGCAGTGTCGAAGACACTCGACACCGAAGACGTCAAGATCGGCGTGTACGCGGAGCACTCGCCCAAGTTCGCAGTGGAGAACGGACAAACTGTGACCGCTGAGGTTCCCCGTCACGACAAAGATGG